GATACCTGTGCAAATTTAACGCCATCCATAACTTGCTGGAATGATTCTGGATTATTATATGCTTCTTCCAAAGCATCTAGTAATTTTGCGTTTACTGTACCACCAGCAGCAGCAATAATTTCTCCTGGTTTCTTACCAGCAATTAAACCTTTTGCTATCTCTACTTTTTCAACACCAAAATAATCTTGAGCACTTGCTAATGCACCTTGGTCATAAACTCTGCGCCCATCCCATGCATCACTAAATGATTCTTTGGTAAATAAACCCTCACCTTGAGAAGCCTGACGTGCTAGTAGGTAAGGTGTGTTAATTACTCTATTAAAAACACCCGCAGTCTTAAATAATAAAACCAATGGACTCTTAAGAACATTGAATCCAGTTTTTATTGCACCAGTAACATAGTTACTAGCACCTGGTTCTGCTAGTTGATAATCTGAATCTGGAAATAAAAACTTTAATTTATCCTGAGCACTAGGGTCTAGTCCCTCAAATTGTTTACGTGCTTCATCAATAGATAATTGGTTTAGTTTTTTGTTTTTCTCAACAGTCCAACTAAACTGTTCTAATTGACTTCCTTGTTCCATAGGAATATTTGCAGATTTAGCAGCGGCATAAAGGTTTGGACTAGCCTTGGCTACTATCGGGTTAAGACGATATACCATTAGTACCCTTCGTCTAGTAAACTTCTATATATTAGTTCAGCCTCACCAGATGGGTCGTATGGTATTAAATTTCTAATTACATCTTGAATTGTGTATGAAGGATTAGGCAGTCTTGGCTTTGCTTCCGAGCCAGGTCCAGCACCTATATCAACTCCAGAAGTAATGGGTTCATTAGGACGTGCAGTAGGTGCCATTAATGGTGTTGGCATTTCCATTTGTGGAATTGGATTGCCAGCCATAGGCGCTGCTACTTGGTTGTTATAAGTTTCTTGTCCTTGTCCATATGGTAATCCTGGAACGTAGGTTGCGGGTTGTGTGCCGCCCCCGTCAGTGCGTTGACTAAGAGCGCCAGGGCCTGATATTGGGGCTGGGTTATTCGGTTTTCTATATCCACCTTGCTGTGCCACACTTCCTCCTACTTAGTAAATTGTGTTTTAACATGAACTGGTCCACCGCACCAAACATTATATTGAATTGCTACATGCACTGCTTTCTTAACAGCACCTGACGCTTTGGCATGTGTTTTTGTTTCTGTTTCCATCATTGCTAATGCGCCAAGGGCTAATCCCCCACCTGCGCCTATTCCGTATAAACCTCTATCATCTCGCATATATCCATAGTCATCACTAACTTGATATAACTTTCCATTAAAACAAATTAATGCATCCCATCCAGCATCATCATCGTTTTTATTCTTAGGTGCTGGGTCGTAACCTGCTTCAGTTAGAGTTTGTTTTATAGATGGTAATACTCTAATCATCATAAATCTATCTGGGTCTTGCGTCTTAATTACTTTAGGCGGTTGCCATAGGTTATTAAGAATATCTCCTGCTATAGCATCACCTGCTACTGCAACTAGATATTCATTAACCTTAACTATCTTATCGCATCCTTTTGCTACATACGGTTTATCTGTATATGTAGTCATTGAGTCTGCTGCTAAGACAGCCCAACCTTTACCCTGTACACCAACGATTGCAGTCATAGTCCCCTTCTAATTTATCTTCTTACAACTGTCCTCGCACTTGCACTTGCTTGTCCACTAGCAGTTAAACTAGATAGAAGACTTTGTAATCCGCCACCTTGCTCTGGTTGAGGAGGTAAGCCTCCTACTGGAGCCGCAACGGGAGCAGGGGACATTTGCTCAACCTGTGGAGCACCAGCAGGAGGTAATTCTTGAGGCTTAAAGATTTGCTCAATAGCATCTTCAATGGCTACGCCTTTTTGACGTGCCTTGATTACATCAGCAATCTTTACAACTATCTCACTTGGGTCTCCACCCTGTGTTGCAATTTGCGGTATTGCTTGTGTGTAAGCCTGTAATGAACCAATCAAAGAGTTACGCATCTCTTCAACTTCAATCTTCTCTTGTTCTTGAGTTACGTTAATACCAAATGGTAACTCACGCATAACCATATCTTTAGAAATAATCTTAGCGCCTAATGCTTGTAGCATGAAGATAAGTCCCTGCGCTGGGTTAAGACCAGCAAGCATGCCATAGCGAACATCGGCTGAGTAATCCTTCTTAATGTCCTTAGAAGGTTTGTAGTCAATACTGTAAGGGGAACCAGCATCTACACCACGAACTGTCTTCTCAAAATCAAAGAATGTTTCATCAACTTCAAAACAAAGAGAGATAACATCTTTAAGTGTTGAGGCAAAGATAGCCTGAGCAGATTTAACTTGTGTATCAAAGCCACCCATAAGTGCTTGCACACCTTGGCCAGTAATAATACTTGCATCAAGATTACCAGTACGTGATTCTGGATAACGAGTACCTATACGTAATTCTTGTTGCAGTAATGATTGTTCAGTAAATGCACCATTAGGAATAGGAAGTTCTACACGTCTAACTCCAGCAGGATTATTGGTACGGATAATTGCATCCCCACCAAATTGAATTTCTTGAACATCGTTAGGAACAACGATTGGTGATTGAACTGATTTCTCTGCTGCTTCCATCGCTAGTAATGCGAACCTGTTACGAAGCAGTTGGATACCTAGAACATCATCAAACTGTCCACGCATCTCTCCATCAATAGAGGGACGTTTAGCAACTATTACCATCATTTTACCGAATGGATTAATAGCCTGAGATAAGATTAAATTATTGCGACTTGGAATATAAATCAATGATTGGTCTTTATCGTAATAACGAATAAATTCCACTACTGAATTTAAACTCTGGTCGTAGCCATCTCGTCCTAGAATCTGTGATTCATATTCTGGGAACTGGGCTACTAACTCAGCAATTGTTAATGAGTATCTCTTTGCAAAGGCAATGCAGCGTCCGTAGCGGTCAAATTCTGGGTAAGCCCCAATTGGACTTTCTACTCTGATACGCGGCAGCCCCGCTTCTTCGTCTAATTCAATTATGAATGGGACGAAACCGAATGTGATGTAATGGTCTGCACCTGTGTACATCTGCACTTGTAAATCTGAATGAGCAAAATAGTTAGCAGCAATGCGAGTACGCTTATCGGCAAAAGAACGAGCACGGTCAGAGACCTGATTAGCGGCCGAGCAGTTAACCGCAGGAAGAGGTGCCATAACTTCTGACAAGTCACGGGCAACAATATCAATAAAATTTGCAACGACATTTGCTTCTACACCTTCTGGAAAGAAACTAGGATATACGTTTGCAATGTTACCTTTACGGACTGCAAGAACATCTTGTGCTCTGCTATCACGTTCAGAAGAACGCTGTTTAAGAGAATCAACTCTCGCTGAAATTTGTTGAATACTTAACAATTAATTACCCACCCTTATTTGTATTGTTCAGGAAATGCGATTTTTCTTAACTCTGCAATTCTTTCACGAGACGGTCTTCCACCCTCTGCTTCTAGTTCTCTTTCTCTTTTATTTGCTGCACCACGAATTTGATAAGTTTTTTGTTTAGGAGTAATTTTCTTTTTCTTTGTAGCCTTCTTAACAGCCTTAACACCTTTAACAATTTTCTTAGGGTTAACCATTACCAACCGCTTTCTCTAAGATAATTTACATATCTTCTTTTTTGGTCAGGTGTCATATTTTTCATTTTATTTCTAATCATTTTATCTCTTGCCCTAAGACCTTCTGCAGCACGTTTATCTGATTCTCTGCGTTGTGCAAACTCAATTGCTTGTTTTCTAGCAATTTCATTTCTTTCTTGAGCGGTAAGTTCTTTAGCACGTTCTATTACTTTTTCATCAAGTTGTTGACGTGGTTTTACATCCATACCATATTTAGTTTTACCAGCATTTTCTTCACGTTGCGCTCTTTTAACCTGTGCTCGTGCCATTAAGGTACGTTTTTGCTGAGGTGTCATAGCCTTAAAAATCTTTTCAGTTCTTTCTTTTCTTGCTTGTTTTTCTAAACGCTTTGCTGTTACTTCTTCAACTTCAGAACGTTTAGCAATGTTCTTACCTCTAGTTAAAAAAACTTCTTTTTTGGCTGGCTTAGTTGGTTTAGGCTTTGGTGGGTTACTTAATTTCATGCGTCTTTCGTATGCAGACAGACGTTCACCACGTTTAATATCTTCAGGATTACGGGCACGACCAAAATTACTTTTTGTAACTGGTTGTTTTATTCTAACTTTACTTGCTTCTTCTGGTGTTAAACCAGTTCTTTTATTAATTTTTCTACCTTTATTGCCAGTACCACGAACTTGTTCTCTAGCAACTTTACTGGCTTGACCAGCAGGAATCTTGGCTATTTTTTTCTTAGTCTCTTGAGCAGCACGAATTGCTCTAGCAATCTTAAGTGGGTCGATTGCCATTACCTACCCATGTTCCTATAAACTTTACCTACATACTTTGAACCTTTTTTGGCAATACCACCAACTGCACGTCCACCCACTTTGCCTATTTTAATAACTGGGATAAAACTTGAAGCAACAGTTTGAGTAAATGCTACATGGTCTTTTAAAGTTGGTAATTTCATTTTCTTAGACTTAGCCATTACTTCATACCTTTTGGAAAATTAAGTTTGCTCTTCATACTTCCACCACGAACACGGTTAGGACGTGCAGGTGTAGCATTTTTTAATATATCTGTTTTATATTTACTACCAGTTTGTCCTCTATTATTTTTAGAAACTTTAGCATTAGCAGCCTTGAGTCCACGCTTATTTGCTTTGGCTTCTTTTTTGGTAGCAACACCAGTTTCTTTCATATGTCTAATCATTGAAGGAGTTGTATAATTTAAAAGACGTTCTTGCATTACACCTGGAACCTTTGTATTTTTTATTTTTACAGTTGGAAATGCTTTGTAGGTAGGGCTTACATTCTTAGAACCTTTACCAGTAATACCGCCAACGGCACGACCTATTGCTTTGACTGCTTTAATTGGATTTGCCATTTACTTGCCCCGTCTCTTTACTGGAACCTTAGTTGTCTTTTTTTCTATTTTTTTAAGTCTAACAATAGGTTTATTTGTAAGTTTACCTTTTCCTCCTGCTTTAAAAACTGCTTCTCTAAGATTTTTATTAATTTTTTTATTAGAACCAGTAATAGGAATTTCTTTTATGCGATTACCAGTAAAAACAATTTTATTGCCAGCACGATTGGGTGTAACATAATATTGGCCATCACTATATTTTTCAATTTTAGTATTTAATTTGGCTGCTTTATTAATTGCTTTTTGCTTGCCAGCAGTATTACCGCCCTTTGACATACCAAATTCTTTACGTACTTTATTTTCTATTGCACGACCCTTTTTACCACCAGTAAAATTCTTAACAGCCTTTACAGCCTTAATTGGATTAACCATATTAGTTCCTTATCCGTATGTGTCTTGCCATTGCTCTGCAAAGGCTTCGTCTAGGTTGATTGAGTACTTTCTATTGTCTTGCGCTTTAGTTGACCATCGGTTAGAAGCATAAAGACTTATCCGACTGTGTTGCTGCATTAGTTCCCTTGCCTTGAGCACGGTAAACCATAGAGCCATAACGCAGTCTGTCTTGCCCCTAGTGTTAGGCTTCCAAGTTATTAACTGTTGAACTAATGCTTTAAGACCCTCTGAGTGGTCAGTAGATGCAATCTCAATAGTGTTGTTATTCTGGAACTTGCCATCCTTCTCAGTGCCCATGAGCATTGACATACCAGCCACACCAAAGTTTGAATCCCATTTGTTCTTACTAGTAAAGTGAGATTCTAATCTGCATCCATACATACCAAGCCAGTTACGCAACTCATCATCTAAAGCATATGCTTTCTGATGTGCGTTAATCTCAACACGTAATTCTTGTGGTCTGTACTTTTCAACTAATTCTTCTATAGTCTTTTGAATTTTTTGCGGGGTAGGCTCTGACATGTTTACACAGTCAACAACATAAATCTTGCCATCTGCGCGATTGTAGGTAGATACCACAAACGCGGCATTCCCGCCCATTGCGGGGTCGAACCCGATTATTGTATACCCCTCAATGTGCGAGGGATGTCCCACGGAACCCGCTTTCAGCGGTCCGCGTTTGCGTTGTCCGTTGATGCAACC